CATTTGAAGAGACTAATAATATTACTCCTTATTTTGAGACTATTGAAGAGCTTGAGACTTCGGCTAAGGGGAAAGTTTTTTGTACGAAGTATCCAGATGTGGCGCGAATCGCAAAACGACTGGAGGGGCGTGTTCGTAATGCTGGTGTGCATGCTGCGGGGATGGTGGTGTCGTCTGTTCCGTTGTCTGATGTGTGTCCTTTGGAGTCGCGTAAGGATGAGGGGGGTGGTCGTTCGTTGGTGACTGGTTTTGATATGGAGGATGCTGAGGCTGTTGGGTTGATTAAGATTGATATTCTTGGGTTGAAGACTGTTTCTGTGGTGAAGGATTGTTTGGGGATGATTCGTGAGCGTTATGGTGTTGATGTTCGTGAGCGTTCTCTTGCGTTGGATGATCCGAAGGTGTTTGAGAATTTTAATTCTGGGAATACGGTGGGTGTGTTTCAGACTGATGCTGCGGCGTATAGGAATTTGATTGAGCGTATGGGTATTGATGATTTTAATGATTTGGTGGTGTCTAATGCGCTTGTTCGTCCTGGGGCGTTGTTGTCGCAGGGTGAGCGTTATATTTCGTGTAAGAGGGGTTTGGAGAGTGCGTATTATCCTGATGAGTCGGTTCGGTTTATTTTGGAGGAGACTTATGGGACGGTGATTTTTCAGGAGCAGTTGATGCAGATGTGTGTGAGTTTGTCTGGGTTTTCTTGGTCTGATGCTGATCGTTTGCGTAAGATTATTGGTAAGAAGCGTGATGTTGCTGAGTTTGATAAGTTTAAGGATCAGTTTGTGAATAATTCGGTGTTGCCGAAGGCTGAGGCGAAGAAGATGTGGTCGGAGTTTGAGTTGTCGGCGTTGTATATGTTTAATAAGTCGCATGCGGTTGCGTATTCGATGTTGTCGTATCAGACGATGTGGTTGAAGGTGAATTATCCTTTGGAGTTTGTGTGGTCGTTGCTTTATAATGAGGATGCGACGGATAAGATTACGGCGTATTTGATGGAGGCTCAGCGGCTTGGTGTGGATGTGTTGCCGCCTGATGTGAATTTGTCGCAAGAGTTTTTTTCTATTGATGGGAGTGCGATTCGTTTTGGTTTGATGAATGTTATGGGTTGTGGTAGGTCTGCGATTGAGGAGATTTTTGCGAAGCGTCCGTTTACTTGTTTTGATGAGTTTAATAATAAGTGTTCTAAGTCAGCTGTGAAGAAGCCTTTGCGTGAGAATTTGGATAAGGTTGGGGCGTTTGCTTCTATGGGTCATGTGTCTCAATATGATCATAAGCGTTATTATTTGCCTGTTCTTGGGTTTTCTATTCAAGATGATGAGAAGACTGAGATGGATGAGTTTGTGGGGAAGTTGGCTGATTTTCATGAGATTAATTCGCCTTTGACTTTGGTGAAGGCGGTTGTGCGTTCTACGAAGAAGACTCCGCAATATTTGCGTATTGAGTTTGAGGATCATTCTGGTTCTGCGACGGTGTTTGCGGATAGGAATACTGAGTTGGCGACTCGTGATTATGTGTATGCGTTGATTGGTGATAGGACTTTGCATGCGTTTTGTGATGCATATAATTTTGTGGATACGCCACTGTATAATTTTATTATGTTGCGCAAGCAGGGGATTAATCATAAGCATGCTTGGTTGCGGGATACTGGTCTTGGTTTTGTTGAGGATGAGAAAACGCTGATGTATGTGTTGAATGCTCGCGTTTTTAAAACTTCTAAGGGTAAGGATATGGCGAATATGTATTGTTGGGATGGCCAGAATCTTTTTAAGATTGTGGTGTTTCCAAGTCTTGTTCGTAAGGTAAAACCAATCATTAAATCAGATCAATGGTTTGCTGTGCGGCTTGATAAGATTGAGGATAAGAATTCGCTTTCGCGTCTTGATTCCTACAAGCTGTCGTCGGATACTGCTATAATTACCGTAGAAAATTATATTCAGCGTAAAAATTTAACGAAAGAAGGTCATCTTGTTAATAATTGATAAAAGAAAAGGCGAGGTGATGCCTCAGCATGAGGTTGTCCCTACGCCAAGTGTTGGTTTGAATAGAGCTTTGGGCGGCGGTCTTTATACTGGCGCTACCCATTTGTTTTGGGGTACTCCATCAGTAGGTAAAACTACGATGTGTTTTAGGATTATGGCTGAAGCTCAGCAGCGTGGTTATCGCCCAGTGATGATTGATTCTGAATCTTCTTATAATGATGATTATGCTAAAAAGTGTGGTCTTGATATTGATGATGTTGTCATTGTCCAGTCTACGGTAGTAGAGGATATTTTGAAGAATATTTATGAGTATCTTACTCACCCTGAAGAGAAACACATTTTCTTGTTTGATAGTTTGTCTAATATTATTAAGGAAGAATTTTATGATAAGCCTGAAGGCGGTAAGGCAATGGGTCTTCAGTCGCGTTCTCAGGGGTTTTTGTTACAGAAATTAGTCAATTATCTTCATAAAGAAAAAAATATTATGCTTTTTGTTGCACATCAAACTGTTGATTTAAGTGGTATGTATGCAGTAACGAAGGCGAAGATGGGGAATACTGTTCATCATAATATGCATAATATTATTAAGCTTTTCCTTTCCATGTCTAAGAGTGAAATGGAGAGGGATGCTACTAATATGATTACTAGTCAGAAAGCTACTTGGACGATTGAGAAAACTAAACAAAAGCCGTCCATTGGCACATCTGGCCATTATTATGTTCTGCCTCAGGCTGGTCAAATTGATGCGCGCAGAGAATTGATTGATATTGCAACAGAAATGGATATTATCAAACGGCGTGGAGCGTGGTATGCTTACGGTGATCAGAAGTGGAATGGAATTGATAGTATTGATTTAACGGATAAGGATATTAAGGAAATCAGTAAACTCATCCTAAGTTAGGAGTAGTTATGCAAACTTTTGTTCCCTATGCAGATTTTCAAAAATCTGTATCTGTTCTTGATTACCGTAGACTTGGTAAACAAAGAGTAGAAACTTTTCAAGTATTAAATATTTTGCTAGATCGCACTTCTAGTCGTGGTTGGCGAAATCATCCTGTGGTGCGAATGTGGAAAGGAAGCGAAGCTGCATTGCAGCAATATCAAAATGCGACTATTGCTGAATGGGTTCGTCGCGGTTATAAGAACAATATGAAGTTTGAAGAAATTAAAAATGATGTTGTTATGCCTAATTGGTGGGGTGATGAGCGTGTTCACGCTTCGCATCGTTCAAATCTTCTTAGAAAGAATTTTGAATATTATTCAGAATTTTTTGATGGTCCAGTAGATTTGGAATACTACTGGCCTGTACAATAGGTATTTTATGGTGGTGGTTTATATGGATTTTAATGAGTATCAATTTAGAGCAAAAAAAACCGCAGTGTACCCATTTAGGTATGGGACAGCTGGTTTGTATTATACTGGCATGGGGCTAGCTTCAGAAGCTGGCGAGGTTGTCGGTAAAATTAAAAAAATTATGCGTGATGATAATGGTTATATTTCGGAAGCACGCAAAAAAGAAATTGTTGATGAGATTGGTGATGTTATTTGGTATTGTGCAATGATTTGCGATGAACTCCAAGTAAATTTTGGTTATGCGGCAGGTAAAAATCTTCAGAAACTTGAAGATCGCAAAGAGCGTGGAATGATTAAAGGTTCTGGCGACAACCGTTAATTATTATTTAATACAAAGAGCTATTAAATAGTGTGCCATTTTGGAATAACCAGTATGCACAACTTCATCATTCATAGAAAAAATAAATACATTTGAAAACCACTGTTTCATATCATTCATAAACTGCTGGCCGCTCTTGCAATTAACATGCCCAGCTTTTGATGCTTCATTTGCATAACTTTGTGATTCAAGACTTGGCATTCCTATAATTGCAATTCCATTGCGGCGCAACATTGAATATAATGAATTCATAAATTGTGTTTCATCTTTTGGATCAACATGTTCTAATACATCAAGCAAAAAAATTGAATCAAAAGTATCATTAATTGGTCCAAGAATTACATCGTGTAATATAAAATTTTTGCTTGGTAAATCTTGATGACTAAATTTTGCAGAATCTAACAATACTTCATCCGCATCTAGAAAAAAAATATCTTTAACAGCTTGGCGAACAATTCTGGATGCCCAAGCGTCGCCGCAACCAATTTCAAGAACTTTGTCTTGGCCTTCAAGCATTTTAGAAACAAATTTATATCTAGATAATGTGAATGTAAGCCTCTTTGGGTCAGTTAACCATGTTTTGTTTGCCATTATGCCAAGTTGGGATATGCCAAATTGATTCGCAAATTCATCAACTCTATCATATTCCGATTGTTTTCTGTTTTTCATTGAGTAGAAGTCATTATACCATGTGCTATAATATTTTTTTGTGAAAGGCAGCTGAATGGATCATAATTCATTAACTGTAATTACTACTTGCTGGGGTGATTACTGGGAAAAATATGGCAAAAAATGGTTAGAAATTGTAACAAATTTAGACCCTCAGCCAGCAGAAATTTTGTTTGTAAGTCGTGATGATATAGATTTACCAGATTTGCCTAATTTGACTCATATTATTGATAAAAATCTTGGCCCAGCAAATTGGTATACTGGCTATGTAAGATTTGCTAGTAAAGAATGGGTAACTATGTTTACTCTTGATGATCAAATGCCTTTAAATGGCTTTGCAAATTTAAAACTTGAAGGAGATGTTGTTATTGGGCCGTGTAGAAATATTGGTGACTCTCGGTATCATATGGTTGATATTCATATGCCCTCATTGGAGAGTTACGACAAAATTTTTGAATATGAACATTATCCATTAACTGGCTGGGCAATTTTTAAAAGAGAAATTTTACTAAAAATACCATCTAGACCAATCGATTGGGAAGATTGGGCTTTATTTTTAGAATTAAGACAACATAATGTTGATGTTAGAATTGATCCAACAATTAGAAATTATTATTTTCATCATGAAAATCAAAGATCAAAAAATATCAACAAAGATACTCCATTTCAAATATATTATTTAAAACAAGTTTTGCCCTCTGGACGGGTAATTCCAGCAGCAGAATGGCCTCCGCGTTTTCAAGTTTCTGAGGAAGAAAGAATTTTACTTTTAGGAAAAGCTGATAGTAATGGGAATATAATTATTTCTGATTTTTTTGATAATATAAAAAATAATGAAAAGAACTGAAAAAGAAGAAATTAAAAAAGACAAAGCTAAAGCAATTAAAAACTCTGGGCGCGGCATCAGAAAAGGCGATGCTATGTTGAATAAATTTCTTCTTGATTATAAACATAATGGTAAAAATTTTACGCTTACACATAAGAATTGGCTAAAGATGCGTAAAGATGCTTGGAATTCTAATTATCGCTACCCATGTATTTCTGTCGTATTAGGCGAGAATTCCGAGACGAAGGTTGCTATAGTGGATTGGGAAGTTTTCCGAGAGCTCGTGGAAGGATCAGAATATGAGTAATCGTTTCGGTTCTCTTTTTGCAGGTGTTGGCGGTTTTGATTTAGGTTTTGAGCAGGCTGGTTGGCAATGTGCTTGGCAAGTGGAGATTGATAAATATTGTCATAGTGTTTTAAATCGTCATTGGCCTGATATTCCTAAATATTTTGATGTTACTAAAGTTGGTGGTAGACAGTTATCTGCTGTTGATTGCATTACTTTTGGTTCGCCATGTCAGGATCTTTCTGTAGGGGGATATCAAGAGGGTTTAGAGGGTTCAAGATCAAAATTATTTTATGAAGCAGTTCGGATTATTAAGGAGATGAGAGATGCAACAGAAAATAGATTTCCAAAATGGGCTATCTGGGAAAACGTCCCTGGAGCCCTCACAAGCAATAAAGGAAACGATTTCGCCAAAGTCTTGGACGAAATGGGCAACATCGGGGCATTGGTCCAAGAATGGCATGTGCTGGATGCGCAATGGTTCGGAGTCGCCCAGCGTAGGAGAAGAGTGTATCTCGTCGCTTGCTTTGACGCTGCAACCGCTGGAAGATGTGGATCACAGATTTTACCTGTCCCCGAGGACAGCAGGGGGAATATTAAAAAGAGCAGAACAAAGAGGAAACAAGCTGCCAGAGCCGCTGCGTCAAGCTCTAGTAAAACTATTTTCTATGGGAAATCGGGGTATGGCAAATGGACAGAAGGAGGAGTAACTATTGCTGCCTCAGATTATAAAAGACCAGAGCGCAACTTTGCTCTTCACATTAAACAAGATCCGATTTCATCTGAAGAGACAACACCTTGCATTACAGAACAAATGGGTATTGGTGTATTTAATACTGGAGAATCTGTATTGCGCCGCCTTACGCCGATTGAATGTGAAAGACTAATGGGCTTTCCTGATGACCATACAAAATATGGTTACAATGGAGAAACTATTGCAGTAAGTAATAGATATAAGATGTGCGGGAATGCTGTTGCAGTGCCAGTTGCTCGCTGGATTGCAAAACAGATTTTAAAAATTTAAAAGGAGATATATGTCAGATATCATAATCAACAAAGATGTTCTGGTTGCCCAAATGGGTGATCAGGCAGAAGAGTTTGTGGAATGCATCAGGATTGTAGAAGACATTATTAAAAATCCTGATCACTATCTGGGATATCAAGCAATCAAGTATGCTAATATTCTTGCAAGTTACCGCACTTTAATGATCGTAAAATCGCAATTATTTAAACGGAGATCGTCTATAATGACAGAGCAAGATAAATTTGTTAATGATATTTGGAAAACAATGTACGAAGCATTAGGCGAAAACATCAATGCCCTTAAACTTGCTGCAAGAGGTCCGCAGACATGAAATCTTTAAAGCAACTGAAGAAACCCAAAACCCAGCCAATTGAAGTATCTGTTGAAATCCGTAAAGAACTTTCTGTTGGTATTGATGATCATCTTATTAAGCGCAATGAGACTAACTTTAAACAAGTTAAGGGCTTTCATCCAAGCTATACAAACCAGTGCTCAAGATACTGGTACTATCTTTTTCAGGGCGTAAATGTAACGCCGTCTTTTAGTGCCCAAACATATCGTATATTTGATAATGGCCATGCTGTGCATAGCCGTCTTTATAGTTATTTTAGAGAAATGGGTATTCTTGTTGCTGAGGAAATTCCAGTAACTTACGATAGTCCACCAATTGAAGGCACTGCAGATGGTATTATTGATTGGTACGGACATAAGTTGATTGAGTTAAAATCTATTAGTTCCGAAGGTTTTCATTATAGACAGCTTCATAGCAAACCAAAAGATGAACATTACAGACAAGCCCAGATCTATATGCATTGTTTGGATTTGGAAAGCGGTTATGTAATTTACGAAAACAAAAATAATCAAGATATTTTGCCAATTTATATTGATAGAGATCAAAAATTTATTGATAAACTATTCAAAAAATATGAAACAATTTATCACAATTATGTGAATGGTCAAATTCCAGATCATCCATATAAAAGGACTTCAGCAAATTGCAATTCATGTGATTTAGCTGCTTTATGTTGGGCGGAGAATGGAGAGATACGAAAAGAAAAAGTGCTCGAATCAGAAATGTTCTAAAGTTTTTAAAGCAAAAGTATATAATGCTATATACTGTTCGCCAGAATGTAGAAGAATAGTCACAAACCAAAAACTTTTAAGGAATTATTATGAAAAGAAAAAAAATAGAGGCAAAAAAAGGATCTGTAAAACAAAAAGCTGTAATACTGTATTGTCAAGGTATAATAAAGAAAATATATGCGAACGATGTAAACAGGAAAGATTCATAAAACGATTAG